GTCTTGGCCTGCAAGCTCTCGGCCTGGCGGGCGGCAACTTCGGCCTGCGCCTCGGCCAGCTTCGCCTTCGCCTGGTCAAGCGGCGACAGCGGTGGCGGACCTTGTGCGCCCATCTGCTCGATGATCGACGCTTTCTCGGCCAGGTTGCTGTGCTTGACGATCACGTTGTCCGGCACGTTGACGCCGATCTTCCGCAGGTCAACCGCCTGTTGGAATTGGCTGTTCTCAAACGTAATCTGCATCGGCTGTTCCGACACCACCACGTCATAATCACCTTCGGTCAGGTCGTTGATCCACATTCCCTGCTGCGGATCGTAGCGGTTGACCTCGTAGGTCTGATCTTCCTCGCGGCCAGTAACCGGATTGGTTTCGGTGATCCGAAAAATTCTGTGATTGTCCATGAAGCGGGTCATCAAGTAGTCGATGTGTTCCGCGACCATGTGCCGCGTCCGCGCCAGGTTGTCGAGCGGGATGGCGAGTTGGTTCTGTGCCACGAACTGCTTGGACTGCAACGCCACGCCGGACGCCGGCTGGTTGTCCATGCCCATCATCGCATCGGGAACCGTCACGCTCTTGATCGCGTTCACCGCATGGTCAATGAGCCGGTCCATCCCCTGCGGCACGTCGTTGGGCTTGATCTTCTGCGGCGCCGTGGACCCCTGCTTGAACACCACGACGAGGCCGGTCTTGGACCCTTCGCGCTCCAAGTCCTCTTCCTGCATATTCACCAGACTGCCCTGCTCGACCGTCCAACCGCTGTTGGCGGAACTGTTGACGATGTGGACGAACTGGCTCACCGCCTTGTCCAAGACTTCCTGCGGGCTGATCGCGTTGTCCACCAGGCCGAGCGTTTGCCCGCGCCGGAAGAAGCAGAAGTACGGGACAACCGTGAACCGATCGTATGGCGACACGTCATCGTGCAGGCTCACGAACCGCGTGGTCACAACCCAACGCACGGTGCGCGCCATCCGCTTCGTAAGTTGCGCGCCCTGGGCAACGTACTCCTGGACCTGTTGCGGGTCCGCCTCGCCCAACAGCTTCACGTCGCCGGTCGGGTAGATCGCCACCTGTTGCAGCTCGTACTTCCAGTATTGCCGGTCGAGGACGCGGTACTTGCGAACGCCAACGTCATCGATGTACGAATCCCACGTCTGCGTGGCCGGGCCTTCGCCGCCGAACTTCGCGCGGGCTTCCTCGTTGTCCCCGATGTCGCCCCAATCGCCGTTGTCGTCCAGCTCGTTCTCGACCTTCTTGCGCGCGTCGAGGCCGAAGTGGCTTTCGATGTCGTCCAGCGAATACCAGCGCGTCACCAGAACATCGAACCAGTCCTTCGGATCGTAGCTCTTGGCGTCTGGGTCCGGCGTCACGTCCAGCGGGTCGAGCGTGTCGATGGAGACTTCGCCAAACACGTTCTTGTCGAAGTTCATGCGAATGTCGAAGTACCCGCGCTGCTGGATCAACCCATCAGAAAAGACCTGGGTTTCCTTCCATTGGTACTTGGTCTGGTCGCAAATCTGCATGGCGACCTTCGAGCGGATCGTCGCGCGCTCGGTATCGGCCATCCCGCCGCGTGGCAGGTAGGCAATGTCCATCCGGTTGTGGATCTGGTAGCCGATCGCGCTGTTGACGCGCGGCAGGATTTCGTTCAGCTCGTAGGCCGGGCGCTCGCCGGTTTCCTTGAGGCGGTCGCGGTCGGCCTGCGACCAATGCCGCCCGGCGCCCAGGTAAAATTGCTCGCACCTGATCGCCTGCGTCATGTAGGTGCGATGGCCCCGCCGCTTGGCGTACTCGTACCGCTGCCAGTTGCGTTCGGCAGCTTGGGTCGAGTTGAGCATTGTTACATCGGGCATGAGGCGGCTCCGCGTGATTACCGCGTTCCGCCAGCGATGTAGTGTTGCGGCGTTCGCGGCCTAGTTGTCTGCCACGAAATGCGCCGTGGTCCCTAGAACCGGGACCGGATAAAGGCGATTAGACCCTATCCGGCCCCGTCAAGCAAGTGCCCGAGGGGCTACATCGGCCAATTGCCGCCGATCACCACGCCCACGGAATCCGCGTCGGTCGATGGCATGTTGCGGTCGGGCGACCAAAACCGGACGTTGAAGTACACGCGCTCACCCATCACGACCGTTACATCCATCGACGCCGTATTTCCGCTGCCGATATTGCTGATGGGGTTGGCAAAATCCCCGGCCTTGGACGAGAAGCACACCTGCCGCGTGCAGGCTGGCGAGGCAAACTCGGCGCAGGACAGGTATATCTCCCCCGATACCGGGGGATCAATCGGAATAGCCGTAACCGCCCGAGTGCTGAGAGTGGCCCGCAATTCAGCGCCCCACAGCGGGGAGAGTATGGTGACCGGCCAATCCCACGGAGCGCCAGTAGGCGGGGGCACCACGACGGGCGGCGGTACGGGCGGCGGGTACTGCTCTCGTTCGGACTTGTTCAGCGCCCCGACGAAGTTCCCCATGTCCACCTCGATGCCCGGCGTGTTGAAGAACACGTCCGGCTGCGCCACCCACTTGCTCCCGTCCCACCGGAACAGCGTGTTCATTAGGTGGATGTGGTCACGTTTAACGTCGGCAAGAACTCGGTCGTTGCTCATGGCTGCCTCTTCGGAGCGATCAGTGTACGCAGCTTCCCCTCGACCTCGAATACCGGAATGCCCCGCGCCTTGGCGGCGGTGACAGCCTCCATCGCGTCCAGGCAATGCGCTCGCCGGACGTGCTTCTCTCCCGTCCAGCCGAGCCGGCGCCCGTTGGCGGCGATCGCGTGCCACGCCCATTGCTTCTTGCCGGCCTTGGTCTTGGTCATTTTCAGGTCGATGTGATGCACTCTCATGGCGTCACTCCTTTCGTCAGAGCCTTCGGCGGCGGCTCGTTGGTCATCGTCACGATGCAATCCGGGCCGACCATCGCCGTCCCGTTCACCACTACCGATCGGTCCACATTGACGTAGACCACCTTCGCGCTCCCCCACAGCCCCGACGCCTGACTGCACACCGCCGAGAAATTCTTGTCGCTCGCCGCCGCCTTGAGCTGATCCGCGCTCATTTCCGGGACCGGGACCAGGGTTGAACACCCGGCCAGGAACACCAACAACAACATCATCAGGACTCTCATACCCACCCCCCTCGTAGCGATCGGTCAGGATCGGAATGCCATCGTCGCCGGTACAGGTCAACGGCGGCAATGCTCCAATGTGGTCAAACGATGATAGGCACCGCGCCACTCGTCGCAGCCGCGCCGCCTCAAGCGCCTCGCGCAGATCCATGCCGAGCGCAATCTTGGCGCGCTTGCTCGGACTGCCGCCCGGCCTGCAACCGTGCAGCCAGGTCCGCATTCGCTCAATCCACGTCGGGTTGACTCTGCTCATGCTGCCCCCTCACGCCGACTGCGGCGAGTAGTTGCCGCTGTTCTTCATTCGCTTCAACCGATCGCGCCAGGTCGGTTCCTTCCGCACCTTCGGCTCAATCGGCGTGGCGAACGTGATCGCCAGGCTGTCCGCCCCGTCCGGGGATGCCAGCCCCCGCTTCTTGGTGTCCTGCTTGCGTTCGAGCTGCACCCGCTCGCGCGCATCATGCCCGTATTCCGGCCCGATCAGGTCCGATTCCAGCTCCCGATCGTCGGGCAGGCAACCGCCTTCCCGCAGCCAATCCCGCATCCTGCCCCAAATCTCGGCTCTTTTGTTGTAGTACAGGTTATCCTTGATCGCGGCCTCCCCGACTTGCACTGGAATAAGCACCTCCCCGTACCCAAGCTGGCGCAGGCGATCGTATACGCCCCAACCGATGCCGGTCACGTCGATGAACACGGCGTCAGGCTCGAACACGGCGATTTCCTCGGCCACCTTCGAGGCGAGCTGCATCAGGTCCGTGATCCGCCATCGCTGCTGCGGCCAGCACTTTTGCCCCTGCCGCGTGGTCAGGCATGACTCGTCATCACCGTGCCGGGCCACGTCCAGCCCCATGACCTTCGCCGCTTCCTTGTAGGTCGTTGTCTCGCGGTTCATCGCATTGGTCACGTCCTCCAAGCTGATGAACTGCATCGACCCGGCGCGCGGGAAGATCCCCCGAACCCGGACCCGCACAAAGTCCGAATCCTCGCCGTAGTCGTCTACCCATTGCTGGATCTGCGCCTTGTTCGCCATCCTGGCCGTCCGGCTGTCGATCTGCCAGGTGCGCCAGCGGTGTTTCTGCCGGCCAAAGCACTCCGCGAACGCCCCGGTGTTGCGCGTCGGGTTGCCGAATGCCAGCCAAATGGCGTTGGGCGTGGTCATGGCGCCCTCAGTGACCTCCCAAATCCGGTCGCCAATCAAGCTGGCCTCATCGAAGATGACCAACACGAAGGTTTCATGCGTCCCGGCGAATGCCTCGGACTGGTGTTCTGACCACGGCACGGCGGACGCGAACCACGAGTCCGGGTATCGCTTGTGCTTGAACTGCGTGGCCGTCCACTCGAACCACCCGGAGTGAACCGCGAGCCGGTGCCACTTCGCCAGCTCGCGCCAAGTCTTTGTAAGCAACTGCGTTTTCGTATTCGCTGTCACCACGGTCTGTCCGAACTCGAAGCAGGACAGGAACCAGAGGATGATCCAGGCGACCAGGGCCGTTTTGCCGATGCCGTGACCGGACGCGACCGCGACCTTGATGGCCGTGGCGGCGGCATCCTTGGCATTGGCCCCGGCTTTCAGGTCGGCGCCGAGCGCGCGCAGTACGTCCGCCTGCCACTCATCCGGGCCTGGCTCATCGACCAGCCGGCCAGTCCCCCACGGGAACACGAACCGGACGAATCCCAGCGGATCGTAGGCATACCCCCCGATCTGTAGCGCCAGCTCGCGCTCGGCAGGGGAGGATGTGACCTTAGCCGGGGTCGCCAACGGTCAGCCTGGGCAACTAAAGCAACACCGAAATAGGCGACAACAATTCATGGCCGACAACCGCGCGGACCCCATGCCCGAAGTCGTGTTGTTCGTGTGTCCTCAAGAACTTGCGCCTGGAAATGCAGCCCCAAATCTCGACGTTGGCCGCTTCCCGATGCTCTGGATGGGTAACGTAGCAAACCACCACAACGTCAGCGACAAAATCGGTCAGGGCGTTGAATTTGACGATTGGCGGGCGGTAGGTACACGCCTTGACCTCGCCGCGCAGCTCTCCGAAATAGATATCCGCCCGCTTGTTGTCTCCGCCGAAGTCAAACGAAATGTCCACAGGGAACCCGGCAACACGGCCACAAGCGACCTCTGCCCGCGTCCCATCAAAGTGCAGCCGCCAGTCGTCCCGGTTGGCGATCCGGTAGTTGGCCGTTTTGGCCTCGACCTTTGGGTTGTTGCGGAGCGAGGCAAGGCGGCGGGCCAGCTCCATTTCCGCCTCGGTCAGCATGATTACGGTAGGGGCAGCAAGACCGGCCTCTTGCTTGTCCCTTGGGCGAAGCTCGGCCACCAAGCTCATTCCAAACACTCCTGCTTCTGCGGGATGATCCGCCTCGTCGGAGGCAGGCTATCGAACACCTGCCGCACCAGATGCCACCCGTCCGAGTACAACTTTTCTGGCGCCACCCGCAGGATGCGCCAGCCGCGAAGTGCGGCGTCGTTGTACTTCTCGATGTCCCGTTCGATGTTCAGCGGATGGCTGTGCGCGCCGCCACCCTTGCGCCAGATGCCACCCTCGACCTCAAGGGCCAGCTTGTGATCCGGCCACGCATAATCGAAGCGCCATCGCCTCAAATAGCTGAACCGGAACTCCCGGACCGGGACCGGCAGGCCGAGCTTCCAGCACATATGCGCGAAGGGGTCTGCCGGCCCGGTGGCGGGCATCCGCGCGCCACAGGGAGTCCATCGCTCCTTCGCCCCGTCGGCAAGCGCCTGGTGCGCGTCACGCTCGGTCTTGGGTGCCCTGCGCGCCTCTTGAGCGACAAAGCGTGCAGCAAAGTAGGTTCGATTGCTCATTTGTCTAGGTCAATCCCCGTTGGGCCCCGGCCTTTTCGGAGACTTGTCCGTGGCCATCGTGCGTTTTGGGTTGGACAAACGGGCTTGGTGCCAAGCATAGATCATCGCCCGCTCCCACATTGGCAGATGGTCGATCGGGGTGGGTAGCTCGCACCTGGGACAGTCGATCGTCTGACGATTGCCGAACGACATGGCGACCAGCTCCCGATTCGCCGGCAGCTTGCTGCACACAGGGCAGCGGGTCGTCATGCCGCCCTCGCCCGTTCCCGCCCCTCGCGGATCGCCACCAATAAATCGTCGTCCGCCGTGTGTTCCACCTTCTCCTTGAACATCCCCACTTCGAGGCCGAGCATCCGAAGGGGCTGCACCTTGTCGTGCATCTCAACCTCGATCGTATGCCCGACCACGACGCGCTCATCGCCGCTGCCGGCCACAATCTCTTGCCGCTTGACCTTCTTGACCGCGAATCCAACGTCCCTCGGCAGGTCG